TTGAGAGCAAAAGCGCCACGAGGGTGGTGGGCTGTATGTCCCATTTTTTGAAAGGCTCTCTGATCGCGCAGGCGGTATACTAAACCATCCGTAGGATAATCAGTAGCGTCGAAGTCTGTTACGACATTGAAACCTTCATGGGCCAATGCATACATTGCTGACTTATAGTCTGAGTAGTCTTTTTCAAACTGGAGGTCGTAAGCGACAAAAACCAAGTCTCGAGAGCGATCTCGAAACTCTTGTATGTCTTTGACATTTAACAACCCCGCCGCAGCATTGCGAGCATTGGGGACAAACGAGGGCAAAACTACCTCTCCAGTAATCTGCACACTACCCTTCATAGGAATAGTAACAGGTACTAGCTCTTCTAGCTTCATGGTAACGTCTCGGCCTAAGTTACCATCGCCTCGTGTCAATCCGAGTGCAAAGTGTCCATTTACATACAGTAAAGACACAGCAGCCCCGTCTAGCTTCGGAGTACAAACATACTCTGAAGTATTGGGGGCTTCAGCAAGATCAAAATATTTTTGTAGAGAATACATCTTGTACAAATGCGGAACACCGTCTGTAACCGTATGGCCTACAGATTGGTGATTCCACTTTGCTACAAGCGCGTCATACTCTTCGTCCGAGATTATCGGGTAGCCCGAGAAGTACGCGGCTTCACATTTTTCAAAAAAATCTTTCATATATTTCCTCACTCAGACCATATATTATACAGAAAGAAGAAAGAAAAGTCAAGAACTATTTTATGTATAAGTCCTGGATAAGATCGGAAAAATTCTCTTCAATAATTTCTTTACTTTCCGCCAGGCTTAGTATCTCGACTAATCCTGCAAAAAGTTCTCTACTATTATTGAAATCTAGTGGAAAGGCTACTCCTTCTGGAGTAGGGCACCACTCTTCGTCAAAACTCAAATAATACTTACGAAGGTGTAGATATTCTATTCCACGAAACGTACTTACCGTCAATCGTATCTGAACTTCTTTTTCTTCGTCATAATGTACAATTTTTTCATACATTTCTGGAGATTCATACAGTTCCATATTAGTCTCCGTTTTTCAAAACGGAAGCCAAAGGAATAACACTAGTTACATTATTTGGTTTCAACAGTCTATATGAGTCAGTATCCCAACAAAAAAGCAAAAGAGTGCTGTCAGACTCTTTTGCCCGATTTCTTTTGTCTTGGATATAAGGTGTTGAGAAGTCTAGCGTGCAAACATTATATTTGAGTTTACCACTATTTTCACTTCGGTAACTTATTACCGCGTCACCATACTCATTTACGAGTCGTGCTAGTTCTTCTTTTTTCACAAATGCTCCTAAGAAGCGGGTTGGCAGAATTTTCTACCGTCCTCATCATCTTAGAAGCAAAACTTTATGAATTAATTGCGGAAATAACACCCGTAAAGTATACAGCAGCTTTGCCAGTCAGCTTGTCAAGAATCTCTTGGTCAACTTCTTGACCTGCATCAGAGATTGCAGCAGACAAACTTTCAATGGCAGCAGCTTTTGATACACGCCCGCCACTACCACCATTCGAGGCTGTGCTTTTCGCTCCACCAGAAGCGGGGGCTTTCTTTACATACACGCCTGCTTTAGTAAGAATCATACGAACACCGTTTGGTGACTCTTCAAATTCATCCGCAAGCTCCGCGACGATCTCCATGCTGTTCTCTGGAGTTGGATTTGCAGCTTCGTATTGCTCAATTACTGCTGCTTTCTTTTCGTCATCCCATGCCATTTTTCGTTTCCTTCTACGTTGTGAAATGGTAGCCCCGGGACAGTTTCCCGTGGCCGCTAATTGTTGGTGATAGAACCTATCGCCCACTCTGAATGTGCTCAATCCATAGGAATGAAATAAGCGAGAGCGTAAGAAACAGGAAGTACCCTGCTAGAAATTCCATTTGTAAGTCTCCTATCAATTTATACAGATATTATACCTGCATATGAAGTGAAAGTCAAGAAATTTTTTTAGATACGTGATAAATCTACACCGTATTCTTGAAGGTGTGTCAGCTTTCCCAAATCATATGCAAGAGCTGAAGCGGTAAAACCCCCGCCTTGTGCAGTAGTCCAACGATCACTGTAATCATCATCAATTTTTTCAATTACCCAGATGTTGTATGCTTTACTACCATATTTCTTTTCGTAGTTTACATCTTTCATTCCGGATTTTTCTGCCTGATAATCTATAGACAATTCGTATTTAATTATAGCAGGGCCGTGATACTTGGCCGACCATACTATCTCTCCCTCAGCAAAATCTTCTGCAACGCACTCGTCCGGCAAGTAGTCGTAGGTTCCTTCTCCTTTTTGGGGAACTCCTGTACGTTCGATGATGGCTTTGACAAATCCTGAGGATCTGTACAACCCCGCTGCGATTTCTGAGATGGCGTCGCCGGATAAAAATCGAGTAACCGCATCTGCCACTTCATCTTTTGTGGCTGCTTTCCCTTTGTTTTGACTTTTTCTTTTTGAACGATACGCCTGCGTCTCTTCAAATTCATCAATTATTCTCTGAAGCCTGGTTGTATTGTATGCTATATTCAGGATACCACAGGCTTCCTTCTTTGTTATAGGACTGTTGCCACTCAGAAGATCGAGTACTTTCCGTATATTCGTATCGGACAAGTTCTCGGACTCTTTCTTCTTGATTCTTCTCAATTTTTGCTATCTCCCTATTTAGATACCATACTGCTTTGCTTAAATCATGTACAGGATCGTGAGTTTTTATTCCTGCTCTCCAGATATATTTTACAGCGTTTCCAAGACAGAAACTCATATGTTCTGTAATTTGAATACACTCCACCCCGCTAGGATGTGCTTTGTAGTGAGGAGGATGATATACATTAAATAATTTACTTTTAAACTTGCCTACCATTGATTATGCTCCGGTGCTTCCTGTTGTGTACGCGCGTCTACATAGTATTGAGCTTTCTCTCTACTAGTAAGTCGTGCTACGTCTTGAATTTTTCCGTCGGCCCTCTTTTCTACTACTCTATATACTCTTTCATTTTGAGCGTAGAATACTTCTACAATCTCGTATGTACTTATCCCTCGTTCTCCAGGTCCCACACACCTCTCCTGTTCTCTACTGGGGTAGGCTTAACTCGCTGTACCCACAAATGACCATTCTTTTCTGCATCTTGAAATGTAAGAGCAGTAATAAAAAATGCACTAATTACTAATAAATGCCCACCGACACTTCCAAGACCAAAGTAAATACTATAGCCAGTCCAAAGCGTAAATACAACTGTCCACATAACTGATAGATAAAACATCAGTATGTACTGTGTAAACGCATTTGGTATAAGTCTTAAAGGGTTCATTTTAAGACTAAAAAAGAAATTGTAGGTGTCATACACCCAAAAGCCTAGTTTTTTCATTCTTCGTCTGGTTCTCCATACATTTCAGCAATTAATCTTGCTTGCTCTTCGATTTCTTCTTGTTGCTTTTTCAGATCTAAATACTGCTCATCTACTTTTGATAAACCAGATCGAGTAGCTACGAGTTTTAGATGATTATAACTCTTATTTTTCATTTTGCTGTAATCCTCGTTTCGTAATCTGCGAGGTCGTCATCCCACCAAGGGGGACGCTCTCGGCCTGTCCAGCTAGCAAAAGTGCCTTTGTCAAGATGATAATAGTCACGGTAAGACTGTACAGGGTTATCATAATCTTTGAGCACGTCTGGCATTGCCAATCCGAAAGTGGTAAATCCATGTCTCTCCATCCGCTTAATATCGGGGAGTTCGTTGATGACTGTGACGGATTTGTGCTGTTTCCCATACCTGTATCTGTATTCTTCTCCAAGAGCATTGCCATAGCAGTGCGTCCACTCATAATTATCCAAAGAACTACGTGCCCATATAGTACAAGGATGATTGTACATCATAGGCAAGTAGGGAGTGAGTGGTCTGCTTTCAGGCGGTAAGTGTTTAATCTCCTTCTTCAAGGAGTTGAGATGGTCAGACTCTGATTTATTCAAAGCCCGGGGTACAAAACCCAAATGCACATCTACCCAGACAGCGGTACAGCATATCTGGGCAACTTCCAACGGCATTTTTACAATATGTTTGTCGACGTGAGCTTCTGCACAGGCATCCAAGTCTTCGTCAAGATAAAAAAGATTCATACTACCTCCAGTTAGCATATATTATACACTAACTAGTAATGAATGTCAAGTCACATTTTCTAGTCGTGTCATTAATCTTTCTGCTCGATTTGTAACTTGTCGGTACCATAAAGAGTCTCGGCCCTCTGCCGCAGCTTGTTTCCAGTTATGCTGGGATAAATGAAATCGCAGCTGTCGAAACTTCTCAAGTCTTGTAGCGCCGAGATTAAACGCCATGTTGACCATTATCAGTTGGACTTCTTCTGGCCAATTGTGCCACTGTCCGTAAAGTCGTTCGCAGTCCTTAATGGCACATTCAATATCTCGATCGAAGAGCTCTCGGCTTCTCTCAGCCGTAATGGGTGTCCCGGCAGGCTTTCCAAACTCTTCATCTTCTGTTGTGACCAAGTGTCCAATACCAATAGTAGGGTATCCCAAGTGGTCATCATAGACTTCCAGAACTTCTCCTTCATCTGCTTTAATTTCCTCATATAATCTTTCACGATCCATGTTTGCTCCTATAATCTGCGACTGCTGCTTTGATAGCATCTTCCGCTAATACGCTACAATGTATTTTTACTGGCGGAAGTGATAATTCTTGAGCAATTTGGACATTGCTGATCTTTCCCGCTTCGTCAAGGGACTTTCCTCTAACCCATTCTGTGAGTAGTGATGAAGAAGCAATAGCACTGCCGCATCCGTAAGTTTTGAATTTAGCATCTTCAATAATTCCGTCGGTCGATACTCGGATTTGAAGTTGCATAACGTCTCCACACGCTGGAGCTCCTGTGAGGCCCGTTCCGACATCTGGAGCATTCTTGTCAAGTTTTCCGACATTCCTGGGATTTTCATAATGATCTAATACCTTATCTGAGTACATCAGCTTTTTCCTGGGCCTACCCTGATTGTTTCAGAGCATATAATATTACTAGCTTTATCTTCCCATACATTTGGTAGAAGCCCGTGTACAAGCAGTATAAATGCTACTTTCCAGGCTCCTAACAAATGTTCAAAGTACCCTTTATTTGTTTCTTTTAGATGATTTGTCAGTCTTATCTCCATACCACATTCCTCCTGCTATAACTATAGTTGCAACAACAAAAAATAATAAAAATATTGAATCTTCGGGTGTCAAAACTTACCCTCTACAGCTTTTTGTGATACTACGAAAGTAAAACCTCCTGCTATCATTGGAAGCATCATTATACAGAATATTCCTACTAATTCCATTACCATACCTCACATTTTTGAAGAGATGGTGCATTCTCATGAATAACATTACAGTTTTTTTCTTGAGGAGTACAAGTAGTCATTGATACTAGAATTAATACAAATGCTACGCATACTATCGCTTGTTCAACGGGAAATTTCATTCTGCTATTGATAGCTCAAAATGATGAGTATCTAGTTGAGGCCGTATACCTTCTTCTACACAGTGTTGTAGATACCAATTTTGTAAATCTTCTACCATGCCTTCATATGTGGAGAGGTTTTGGCAGTGCCAAGCTCCGCCCCATCTAATTGGTGTATTTAGATCTGCTGAGGCATACTTCATGCACATAGCAATTTCGTCCATTGCTTCTATTTCGGGACAAAGCCGTCCTTCAATTACAGGCAATAAATCTACTGCTGAACCATAAGAATGAGGAGAGATTGCTCCTTGAGTTACTCCTTTTCGGTAAAACTCTTCTTGCTGTGTCTGTGTTCTCTTACCATGGATCACTTGGATTTGTACATCTGAAATAGCCTGAGCTCGTCTTACTACTTCTGCCAGCGCGGGATGTATATCGTTCAACATATGTTGGCAATCATGACTCAAAAAATACTTTTGATCAGGATGCGTTTCTTCGTTATAATAAGTTATTTCACAACTCATTTTTTACTCCTTGAGAAGCGGGGCCGAAGCCCCGCAAGGTATTATACTATTAGTGGTGCAAGAGCCATCATTACTACTGTCGCTGCCCAAAGGCAGAG